TTAACGTGTAGACTTCTTGAACCATACAAAACCCACTATGGCTATTGTAATGGCGGTGAGGGCTGCAACCGGATTCAGCGAGTGAAGGGACTCAAGGGCAGTATATGAAGTCGCCAGAACCGCGGCTGCAACTATGATGGAGACGAAAACAGCAGAACCGCTTAAGGCTAAACTCTTATTGCTCATTTCCCTCACCGCACATTTACAGAAACAGTAATGGGCAATGTAGGGTTTAATGCTACGTTATCGAACGGCGCGTTCAATGTTTAGGACAGTAAAAAAGGCCTGTAGAACAGCCGAATGTTTGAGATAAAATTAAGGAGGAATTAATCCTCTTCTTCGTAGAGTTTACGCTCTTTGATTTTTAGTGCTTCTTCGTCGCCGATAACCTTGAAGGTTTCGGTTAATTCTTGCTTGTGCAAAAACTTTTTGACGGTTATGCGTACGTACTTCTTGCTCAGAGCTGCACCTTCACCTTTAACAACTACGGTTTTGCCTTCGGTTATGACTTCTCCGCCGGTCTTGTCCTTTAGGAAATCAGAGAGTTTACCGATTAGGTCTCCTTTGAGTTCGGAAGCATCAACTTTCATTTCAACCATGTATTTCACCTCGATTGCGCATCGTTGTGCTTGTTTCTTGACAGCTACAGGATTGATAAGTTTTCCGCTTACGCCAAAAGTTATTGAATCCACAATAACGAAAGGCACTGCTTTCTTGTGGCATCTCGCTTACACCCACATACGTATATACAAACACACACCTAGCCGATATTGTGAGGCTAAAAGTTTTGTCAAGTAAAATTGTCGGAAACGAAAGCACAATCAACGAACCAAGCCATACTGAAGGTCACAGCACCGAAATCGCTCAAACAGGAACCCAATACATGTGCCCCGAATGCGGCAGAAAATTCACCATAAAAGACGAAGCAACAAAACACCTACACGGAGTACACATGAAGCATCTGCGCACGGTTCACGGCGAATACCACGAAGAAGACGTTGGCGGCATGCATGTTAGCTAAATTTGGTCAGTTCGCCCGAACAGCTACTCAAATTGTGGTGTCGAGTCAAAAAAAGTAGCCTTTTTTCTGCACAAGCAAGACTCAAACAAGTAACCTCCCAACTTTTCTTCTCACACCTACAGCTTGACCATCCCCTGCTGTGGGTGTAACCTCTTTTAATTTTACATACTGAGTAGCGACAGCGCCGCATTTAGGACAATGCACATGCAACCCATTGGCGCCGCCTTCATAGCCGCTGACATTAGCGCCTTTTTTGGGAAAAGAGTAACCGCACTTCATACAGACAAAGTTATCAGTCATCCTTCAAGCTCTCCCCTAGAATGCTTTAGGCGATTTTTTGTTTTAAATTTATGCATTATTAGCAGTTATTTAACTGCTGAATAACACTTAAATTAAGCAAACCTAAAGTAGAAAATAGCGAAAAAGAAAGCGCGAACGAGCGAGAAAAACTAAGCGCTCTAGGTCTCGTAAGCTAAAAAAAGTCTCTTAAGTTTTTTTAGCAATAAGAGATAGTTTCGAGTAAGCGTCTAACGTCTAAAGTTTACTTTTTCTCGCTAAGACTTCGCGAACTTTTCTAGACGCCTAGAAAAAGACGAAAGACTAGACTAATTCTCGCTCGAAAGAGTTTAACCCACTTATCCTTTTTCAGCGCTCGCCAACTCGCTTGACGAGCGGAAAAGCACAAAGAGGTAAAAAACATGAAAAACCAATCTATCTTCGAAAGCTCGCCTCAAAACGAGCAAGAGTTAGTCTTCAAACCCCAGGATTTAGTATATTGCTACACAAGCAAAGAAGCAGTAGAAGACGGACTATTATTCGACCTCGACCAAATCCTAACCAAAAACCCAGCCAAACCATTCTTCCTCAAATACCTCACCACTGGGCTACTATCAAAAGGCTACTGGAATCCACCCCAAGAACCTGACGTAGAAAATACGCTCAACATCCCCAACCTCAGAGACCTACTCAACCAAGCAGCCAGAATCTTCCGCAAGAAGCCAGCAGATGATTGGTTTGTAAGCGGACGAATCGAACTTCCAGACGGCAAAAAACAACAAATCTTCATAGCTCAAAACGAAACAGGACGCTACACTGTAATGCTCCCTGAAGAATACTAGGAGAAAGCTTCCCCGCAGTGTGGTAAATATGCTTTTCAAAGCAGACCTACTCGCAAAAGTTCTAAGCGGCCAAAAAACCCAAACCCGCCGCACAGGAACAAGACAATACAAACTAGACAGCATCCAATCAATCAGAAGTGGCTACACCAAACCAGCAGGCTACATAAAAATCACCCGAAAATACCGCCAACCTCTATGCTGCATGAGCCAAAAAGAGGCAAAAAAAGAAGGCTTCAACAATCTAGATGAATTCCGCCAAGCATGGATACAAATTAACGGCAGCTACAACCCCGACCAAGTAGTCACAGTCTACGAATTCACCCTAATACCCCAACCAAATGCAGCGTCACCCTAAACTTTAGGAATCCGTATATCCCGTGTATCGACTGCACACAAAGTGCAGCGTCCGAGTCCCACCGCCGACTTTAGCCACAGCCACATTCGCAGTGACACCACCACGAATAACAGCGTCAGCACTGATATTATTAATCAAATAATTCACATCCACATACTGCGGCCAATTATCCGCGCCCTGAGCAGCCAAAACATAACCAGAACTGCTACCGCGGGGCATACCAGCCAAAGAAACTCTGCCATCTGTACCAACCGTTTGAACCCCCGCAACCCAAACGTCATTTTTCAGATGCAACGAGCCAAACCGTTTACCAGTAGCAGTATCCCCTAAATTCTGGCCGCCATCAGCATTAGGCAAAATTTTACCCATAGCAGAATACAGAACCAAATTGCCCGCGTAAATAGAAAGAAACCCATTAGAACCATCATGCCCAAAAGCGCCCTTCAAAACGCTTGAAATATAGAGGTTTAGCACCGGCGAGATTTTATCAATCTCAAGATTAGTTGTAAACTTAGATGCACAACCTATACTCCCAGCGGAACCAACAGGCGAACCACGCTTGCCAGTCTTCGTTCTTGAAAGCTTCTCAACATTAACCGTAAAAGTACGCAGCCCATAAATGTAATCAGCAATTTGCGGATGCACCTTCTCAAGCTCAAGAGTCATCTCAAGAGCACTACTATCGCCTTCAAGTATGTCATAATCAACGCTATCGACACGAAAATAAGTATCTGATATACCTTCATTCGGCAACCAAACCTTGAGTTTATCACCCGGAAGCACCGGAGAATCGTTGTAAACAAACAGAGTGCTTTTCACTGTCAAAAAAATATCCGGGTCTTTAAGGAAAGCCAGCAGCGCTTTTGCTCTAAGGTCACATTCGTTGTCTGTCCACAACTCCTCATCAGTCTCGACATACTCACGCACACCATAAGCAGCTTGGCTTGCTGCATCTTCCCGCGTAGCTGAAAAACGACGCCCCCCAACATAAAGGCCATGCACCCAAAAAGCACCGGAACCAGCACCCGAAAAACCCATTGACACCCTAATTTTAGATATTGCACGCCAGTTAAACCCAGCATCGACACGCTCCCATTGATTTGCATAACCGCTGCCACACCCTGTTTCTATCACATGGAACTCCTTATCGGGTGATGCGGAGATTGTTTTTGAGGCAAATTTACCCGCAGAATCCATTAACATAATGAAACCCGTGCCTGAATAGGCATCTTCGAGTTTAAGCTGCAAGTCCAAAACAGGGTAGAGGTCACAATCAGGTTCGTGGCCTGCGCTGAAGTTAAGGTCGATTACACCAGCATAATTGTTTGTAACCGATAACTTGACACATGCGCCTCCGTCTGGAGCGCCTGCAAAGTCAAGGCTAGCTACACCGATAGAACCAACCCAAGCGCCATCAGCATGAGTTAAGCTTCGTGTCCAACTAACTTTATCTGTGGGGTAACTTTTATCAGCTAACCCATAAATCTTGATGCGATTCCTCACGCGGGTGATGCTTTTACGATACCGGGTTTTTAAATCAACATTTTCGCTGTTTGGCTCGTTAATCTTTAAAACATTATGCACTTTGCTGTTTTTAGGGAAAAACGCAAACTTGCCATCCGGCTCAACCCTGAAATCAAAACCTATAGTACCAGCCTTATCGGCTGTTTCCGCAATGTACTTGAGTATATCCCACGCCGGGGCATCCTCATAATTTAGGTCAGCATAGGTTGTATCGGTAGCTTCGATTAATTCATAGGTGTTCCGAATGTGACTTAATCCTGCAAAGTTATCAACAATATCTCTTACTATGGCTTCGCCTTTTTGAGCTAAATAATTCCTTGTTACCGTAAAACGAAATAGTTTTTCACCCAAACATCTGCCTGTAACCGTAACGTAGGCTTCTGTGGGAGTCGTCTCATAATCTACACCTTCCACACGGCAAGTAATGAGTTTTGGACAATAGGGCGCACGCCCCACCATAATGTAGCCTTCAAAACCCACCAAAATGGGAAACAAACCGTTTGGGCTATATTTACCGTTCCAATTCTGCAGCTTCACCATGAAACTGCTGACTTCTTTGGTGCCGCCTAAGTGCACATTCAACTCGACAACATCAGCTTGGGGAGGCGTAATAGCTCCAAAAGCCAACGCTACAACCGGAGAGGCAGGCTCCGACACTACTCAACACCTCGACGGTAAAGCACCGCCTCAGTAGCATAATTGCCACGAGACGACACAGTAGCCTCCTCGCCAGCCCGCTGAATACTTCGCGTACGACTAGGAGTTTCAGCTGCAGTACTGTTAAAGTTCCTCACACTTGCAGTTGCCGAATTCATGCTGTTAGCAAAACTCCACATCGCAACCGCAGCCGCCGCAATAACCGCAATCCCCACGCCGGTAAGCGCCAAAAACGTAGCAGTACTAATATTGAGCGCATTAGCAGCCACAGTAGCAGCTCCACAAGCAGCCGAATAAACCGCGTGCGCAGCAGAAGAAACCCCCAGCCGAACCGCGTGCAGCGTTTGGGAAACGATGCCCGTCTGAGTCGCAGTATTCTGCGCAACCTGAGCAGACATAGCGCCAGAGGTAGAAACGGCTAGCGTAGTTTGCACTCCTGCACCTGCAGCAGCAGAAGCATTATATGCAGACTGAACGGGAGTGGTAGTCGCTAGAATAGCTTTTAGACTGTTCATCAGGCGAACCACAGAAAACACCTGCATAACCATCCGCCCCGCCTGACTATCCAGCGCCCCAAAGGAAACCCCCAAGTTCACAACGTCTTGAGCAACCGTGCGAAAAACACCTGACGCTTGATTCTGCGCCCGAACCGCAATACTAATTTCACGCATACTCACTATAGCCCAGCCTCCGCTTTGGCTGCATCAATAGCCTCAAGAATTATCTGCTCAAGCTCAGGAACATACTGGTAGACCGCTGGGTAAATGAAGGGCTTACCCTTCATGACGCGGGTGCCATTCTCAACATAAGCTGCGTATGTGGCTTGAGCGCCAACATCCACCACCCACTCCTTAACTGTGGCAAAAATGGTACTTCGAAGATAACCCGTCCGAACAGGCACAAGCCGCTCAGCCAAAGCCTTCACCTCACCAGCCCACCGAACCAAATTGTTATGAACTTCTATCTGCAGAGCAGAGTCAAGCCTAGACATAGCCACTTGGAACTCTTCCACGCCTCGTACATCAAACGACACTGCCACCGTTACTTAACCTCCCGCTCTGCCTTACGCTTCTCCTGCTCCACCTGATAATCCAACTCATTTAGGATTACAATGTACTCGTTGATTGTCCTTGCAGGTTGTCTGCCGATTTGGTTAGGTGTCCACCCGAACTCTTTGCTGAGCCTAAAACTGGTAAGGGCACGATGCGGTCTTCCCCGCCTGATGCACTGGATAAAAAACGGCTCTCCGACTTATCCAAACCACAAACCCGATTAGCAGTCTGAGCGATTAACTCACCTAAATCATAGGGCAACCCCTGCTCAGGGTCATCAGCCAGCAGCCGCTCAAGAGTAATTGGGTGACTCTGTGGCTGGCCATGCAACGCAGCCATAATCGTTTCAGCCTGAATAGCAACAAAATCACTGCTGACAACATCGCCTGTAACGTTGTTATATTTAGTGTACTTCTGGATAATGCGGTTACGCTTAGCCCAAGTAATCTCTTTAAAGACATATTTACCGGCAAATTCCTCGCCGAATCTGCTATCAAGCTCCAAAGTTTCAGATTTCATCCCTTATACCTCACTATCCGAAAAGGTTTGAGCCGTAAACCCAAGCTTCAAAGAAACAATATCATCGGGGCGCCTAATCGAATTCACCTTATCCCACTGGCAATTCTTAAACAGAAAATACTTGCCCGCACTCAAATCAAATCTAAGGCTAAAACCGCCCTCAGCAGCAGCATAATATTGGTCTTTGTTCTCAAACGTGCAAGTTAATTCGCCATATAGGTCTCTTTGTCTGGGCACAATATACTTGGCCTTAGTAGGATTCTGCGCACGCAACACACCAACCCGCTTCAAATTATTGGCAATAGTAAACTTCCAGTCAGTAACCACCTCAAAAGGCTGCAACCCCGTACCATCAGCATTACCCTTCTGCACCTGCACATCAGCCCAAGAAACCGCGCCACTAAGCAAACTATAAGACGCACCCGCAGGCTTCACCGATGCACCCGTAACATCTTGAGCCATCAACTCACAATCAGCCCGCAAAACGTCTTCAAGAGAGCAGGAAACCGTTGCCTTATCAATCCGCGCCCCAGTATAGAGCAAATCAACCAACTCATCAGGTCCCTCATCTAGCACGCTAACAGTCATCGCAAAACCGTCAACGACATGGTGCAGAAAATCCATAATGCTATCCGAAGGCAACGGATAAGAAACCTTTAAATCCGCTTTGAGCAAGCCCCGCTTTAGAGCAATCAGGTCACGTGAACCGCAGCCGCGAACCTTGATAAGCGCAGGGTCAATACCCGGGTCTATGTTGTCTGCTGTGAGAGTCTTAAACTGCGGATTCTCCGGTAGAGGAGCACCCAAATAGGCTTCAACTATATAGTTGAAAGCAGATAATGCACCGGGATATACAGGCATCTAGCCTTCAACTCCATTGTTTGTATTCATTTTTCATTTCACCGTTACTTTGAAACCCACAATTTCTTGGGGAAATACTGACACTTCACCTGTACCGTAACCCGACTAAAGTGAACATCATTAACCATATTGGAGAGACCAGCCACTGAGACGTCTACTATGCCGGGAATAACTCGGCGATGCAATATGCCAGTACCGGGATCCCACTTTGGCCCAAGTCTGCTGTAGTTGTAAATGATGCGCTCAACCTCTGTGCGCAGCTGGTCACGGACAAACTCTGCCTTAGCAAGCATGGTGCCCAATGTCTTTACCAAGATTTCTACTGCCACAACCTCTGTACGTAGCCACCGCGAGCCAGTATCGCTTAGGTGATAGCAGCTTATCGCATACTTTTTGGGCATATTCTTGAAGTCAAACTTGGAAGGCTGAACATCAAAATCAGACATCGGCGCAGCCCGACCAGCTAACCACTCAATCTCACCCCTTGCTGGTCCACCTACCCACTCTGCCATCAGCGTCTCCATGACTGTCTGGCTGTTCTCTTCAACGGCAACCTGACTGTTTAAAAACTTGTGAATCCGCTCTAAACTCTCCCGAGGCTTCCCCGTCTGATGCTCAAAAAACCACCAATAAGCCTCAAACTGCAGCAGCTCCGCACCGCTATACCAAACAGTAGGCATACCAATTGCCTCCTGCATGTGAGCAATCATGAAGCTAACAGGCATATTGTTAGGCTCCCACACATTGGCCTCCGGATAAGCAGAGAGACCTCGGTGCCGTGTCTCCCAATACCAAGATTCAATGGTAGCAGCCCAATGCTCCGGAACAGATGACTCAGCACGCAACTTATTTACCAAGTACTTGAAGCCTTGAGCGGGTTCCATATCGCCGCTGTTAGTTTTAAAACCCACCCAGACGTTATCCTCAAACCCCTTGATTACTTGAAGAATCTTGTCAAACGCAGCTATCTTCCACTCACAGAGATAGACCTTGATGCCTTGAGCCTTGCAATAGACCAATATATCATGCATGTATTGGTCAGGGTAGGGCTGATGCAGCCACTCCTCATAGTAACTAACCAGCTCAGAAATCCGAATCCAAGAAACAGTTAACCCCGCATCCAACAAATCAGCCAACCGCTCCGGAGTAACAAACTGAGCAGGATCCCAACCCCCCGCTGCATCAACCATAAGCGGAATACCCTTGAAATTGGCTTTTAACCAAGCAGCCTCATCAGCCCAGCTAACATGCGCGTTATACTCAGGCATCAAAACAACATTCGCATTAGGCACCTTACCGTTAACTGCCCTCAAAATCTTGGCATAGACGTCGCCTACGCTTGGCATGTGAACAATAAACTCGGGACTAGTCTTCTCGCTAACATGATAGGCAAGGTACTGTAACCCAACCATTAGACCATCCCCACATACGGCTTAGTCTTTGCTGCCCTTTGAGCTTCGATGTACTCTTTTAGTGCCTCTTGAGCATCGTACCAAAAAACCTGCGCAGCCTCAGGATCACGACGCCGCCTATACTCCCAAGCAGCAAAAAACTTGGCTGCCCTCTTAATAGTCGTAGGCACAGAAGCGGGCACGACTAAATCCTGCACCTGCAACAACATATCAACCTTATCGCTTGCATCAGAGACACAGTCCGATAACTCTACATCCTCGCTGACCGCTGCTAACTCAATATGCAAAACAGGCTTCACATCAGCCACAGTGCAGTAATCAACCAACCAAGCAAACCTCAACTATCTATGCAGTAGGCATTCTACGAGAAAACGCATAAAAGACTTAACATATCGCCCCAGTTAGCCAGCGCTGTGACCAATATTAGAAAAAAGGGGAATTAAGGAACCGCAACCACATAAGGCACACTGGGCACCGGATACTTGCCTAAAACGCGGAAATTACGCACCTCAATCGGGAACCCTACATCACTATTCTTGACGTAGAGCTGCACCAAATCATTCTTTGCAAAACCGGCAATATCCTCACTGTAAGTGTACCAATCACCGTTCTGGCTGCCCTCCGTTCCAACCGCTACACCGTTTCTGTAAATCCGCGCATGAACCCAATGCTCCAAACCGCTAGGGTCTCGACTGTCAAAAACAACCCGCAATGTTCCAGAAAGGTAGCCGACGTTAATCTCCTTAACCTTCACATAATCAGCCGAATCTTTGCTTACAATGGAGTCATCAGCGACTAACACGTCATCGCTTAAAACGTATGGACCACCACCCACAGCACATAGTAGGCCAACGAGTTCAGCAGGAATCAAATCAGTCTTAGCCTTAATCGCAGCAGTTTCAGCCTTGATTTTATCCAGGCCATAAGTTGCATGTGTCAAAGTTGCTTCCTTTGCAACAGTAGAATCCTTAGCCACCGTCGCATCTTTCGCCAAAACAGCCGAACCCTCAATCTCCACAAGAGTCGGCAACGCACCGACTGACGCCTCCTTAGCGAGAACAGCAGATGCTTCAATTTC